GTATTTGAGATTTGGTTGTTATGAATCAGAGTACGTCACAGGTTTAGGAGATTTGCCTGCCCCCCTCTACCAACAAGCGTTTAGGTGGTTCAGGGAGAAGCACGGATTAAATCATTTCGTTGAACTCGATGTTGATTGCAAACCAAACTACTATAATGCCCATGTTCAATGCTCTTTAGTGTATCATGGCGACAACTACGAAGAAGCGGAACTCGCCTGCCTTAAAAAACTTATTGAACTTTCAACCAAGACGGCATAACCATGGACCTAATCTCACGAACCATACTCGGCTACACGGCAGAGGTCGTCGGAGTAAGCCCGGACGACATCTTGAGCGAAGTCAAAACCCAAGAACTGGTCCTTGCTCGGTCAATCTTTGCCGACATCGCCTACTCGGAGTACCTCTACACCTACTGCCAAATCGGGCGTATCATCAAGAGGAACCACGCAACGGTCATGCACAACCTCGAAATCCTTGCGATAAACATGAGAGCAAGGCCAGACATTAAATTCCTTCGTACACAAGTTTTGAACAGGACTCGGGATTTTTTGCAACATTAGCGACAAGCCCCTCCATCTTTGCGTGAGTGAACGCAGAGAGCATCGTCCTTGACCTGTACCGAAGCGGAGAAATCCGCAAGGCTTGCCTCACCATCACGGGGGGCAATCCGCTTTGGAAGGACCTCGAACAAGAGGTCGTCCTGATTCTGCTCGAAAAAGACCCCGACAAGATTACCAAGATGCAGGACCAAGGCTACCTGCGATTCTACATCGTTCGCCTCATCATGAACCTGTACCGGGGCAACAACAACCAATTCGCTAAGAAGTACCGTCATCACGACGAGCGGGTCGAAGTGGACCCCGAAACCCAAGAAGAGGGTAAAGACTACGACTCCCTGCTCGACGACCTTTGGGCCATCGCCCAGCAAGAGATGGACTCTTGGGCCAAGGACGGAGCGTTCCCATACGACAAGGAACTGCTGAACCTGCTGATGCAGACTGGCAACATGAAGGCCATGAGCCGGGAAACAGGCATCCCTTACCGTTCCATTATTTACTCAATAGAACAGGCCAAAGCCAAAATCAAAACCGCAATCGAGTCCAATGGATATACTGGTTTTTCCAATCCTGATTAGTGCTTTAGCGACCCTTGCGGTCGTGGAGTTCCGGGTGCTGCCGGGATGGTTCTACGCTTTGCCATTTGTCAAGCGGAAGCCGTTTTCGTGTATGACCTGCTTTGGGTTTTGGCTTGGGGTTGCCCTGACCCTGCCAACGTGCCAGTGGTACTTGGCCCCAATCCTTGGCCTCGCATCTTCAGCCACCGCAATAATCATTCGGGAATGGACCTTCAAATGACCAACGAGCAATTCATCGTGGCCCAAAAGCACAGGAAGTATTGGGACCAATATGTGGCATCCCTGACCATGCGACTGCCACCCGATGCCGTTGGAGAACTGCAGGCCATCCTCACGGCTCACGGAAGACCCCCTACGAATTGGTGGTGCGCAGACTGCGTAAAATCAGCCCTCCAATACATTTACCTTCAAGCGGACTTGTTTGCCGAAGCCAACCAAAACACCATAAACCACTCCCTGAATGCCCCTGCCAATCCCGAACAATAACGAGTCAAGAGAAGGCTTCATCGGTCGTTGTATGTCCAACAACTCAACGACCACGGAGTTCCCCGATACGGCTCAACGGCTTGCGGTTTGTGGCTCAACGTGGGAGAATCACAAGAGGCAACAGTTCGAGTCGTACTCCGACTACGGCCAAGAGATTCGCTCCAATGCCAAGCGAGGGATTGAACTCAACGAGCGGAACGGGAACAAGTGTGCCACCCAAACGGGCAAGGTCAGGGCAGCCACTTTGTCCAAGGGCGAACCCATCTCGGTCGAAACCATCAAGCGGATGCACTCCTACCTGTCAAGGGCAGAAACCTACTACGACAACGCAGACGATACCAGCGACTGCGGTTACATCTCCTACCTCCTGTGGGGTGGCAAGTCGGCTCTCTCATGGTCAAGAAATAAACTCCGAGAACTTGGGGAACTTGAAGGCGAAGGATGACGAGGCACAGGTGCAGGCTCGGATGGACTCGCTGATGATGGTCATTACGACCCTCTGCGACTGCATCGGAGCGGTGGACGATTCTAACTCACCAAATGCGTTTGCGGTTAAGATGAAGATAGTGGACAAGATTGACGAACTCATAGACAAAATCGAATACTGATGGCAGGCCGACCCCCAATTTGGAATACCCCCGAAGAACTATGGGCTGCGTTTGAGCAATACCGAGCCGAGAACAAGGCCAACCCTTACCGGGTGCAGGACTATGTCGGCAAGGATGGGAACATGGTTTACCGGGATAAAGAGCGTCCGATTACCTTTCGGGGCTTTGAAGGATGGCTTGCAGAAAATGGGGTTTGCTATGACCTTTCGGATTACAGGAAGGGGACTACGGACCTGCACAAGACATTCTCCCCAATCATTACACGCATAAGGCTGACCTGCGACAAGGATATGCTGGAGGGTTCAAGTGCTGGCGTTTACTCGGCCAACATCGCCTCACGTCTGCTTGGCTTGGTTGACAAGCAGGAGAACACGGTTCACATTGAGCAACCCCTGTTTGGGGATGGACTTTAAGTACACGACCGCTATCAGCCGAATCCGTCGGATGACGGCCCGGAAGAAGGTCATCCAAGGCGGAACAAGCGCAGGGAAGACCCTCGCCATCCTTGCGGTCCTCATCGACATCGCAGCAAAGAAGAAAACCGAGATATCGGTCGTATCCGAATCCATCCCCCATCTACGAAGGGGTGCAATCAAAGACTTCGCCAAGGTCATGCAATGGACGGGCCGATGGGTCGCAGACCGATGGAACAAGACCCTGCTGACTTACAACTTCGCCAACGGCTCGGTCATCGAGTTCTTTTCTGCCGACTCCGAGGCAAGGCTCCGAGGTGCAAGGAGGCAGGTCGTTTACATCAACGAGGCGAACAATATCGACTTCGAGTCCTACTACCAACTTGCCATCCGTACCAGCGAGGCCATCTACATTGACTTTAACCCGACCCACGAGTTTTGGGCGCATACGGAGGTCCTTCATGAGGACGATTCCGAACTGATAATCCTTACCTACAACGACAACGAGGCCCTGCCTGATACCATCAAGCGGGACATCGAACTCAACCGCACCAAAGCCGAAACGTCAGCCTATTGGGCGAATTGGTGGAAGGTGTATGGCCTCGGTCAGGTCGGGACGCTACAGGGTGCGATATACGAGGACTTCGAGGTCGTGGAGGGCATCGATGTCAGCCGTGCCAAATTCGTCGCCCTTGGGCTTGACTGGGGCTTTAGCAACGACCCTACGGCATTGGTTGCTATCTACCGCCAAGGGGACTGCCTGCTAATCCAAGAACTGCTCTACTCCACGGGCCTGACCAACCAAGACATCGCAGACAAACTGCGGTCGCTGGGCATCACAAGGGCTTGGGAAATCGTGGCGGATTCAGCAGAACCCAAGAGCATCGAGGAAATCTATCGACTTGGATTCAACATCAAGCCGGCGGAGAAAGGCCCCGACTCGGTTCGGAACGGCATCGACATTCTCAAGCGGTTCAAGTTGCAGGTTACCAAGGACTCGACCAACCTCATCAAGGAACTGCGCTCCTACACTTGGGCGACCGACAAGGAGGGCAAGAACACGGGGGTCCCGATTGACTCCTTCAACCACGCCTGCGATGCTATGCGGTATGTGGCTCTCAACAAGTTAAGAGTAAGCAACTCAGGGAAGTACGTTGTGGTGTAACTTTGCCTTATGAAAATATCCGACATCTTCCAACTCCTTTGGCAAATCGCACAATTTGTGATTAGCATCGTTTGTATCGCAGTAGCCTTATCCGTGCTTTTGTGAAAGTCGTCCACTACTACCACATCTACTGCGGAGGCAACTGGCAGTTAATCCTCAACCAACATATGATGGCGGTCTGCAATTACGGCCTTATCGGAGTCTTGGACGAGATTCGTGTCGGCATCGTCGGTCCACCAGAGCAACGCAAAGCGGTCAAGGAGGTGCTGGAGAACTCGATGGTTGCCGATAAGGTCAAGGTCGTGGTTACCCGGACCAACGCTTGGGAGCAGGCGACCCTGACCGAGATGTACAAGGCGAGTCAAGAGGAGGAAGCCGTGTACCTATACGCTCACACGAAGGGGGCTGCGAATCCATCCTTGACCACCCAACTTTGGGGCAGGTCTATGCTATTCTTCAACGTCGTGGCTTGGGAACGCTGCTTGCAACTGCTGGAGGGAGTCGATGCCGTAGGATGTCATTGGATTACCAAAGAGCAGTTCCCTCACATGGCTGACCAAAACAACCCGGAAGGTTATCCCTACTTTGGGGGCAACTTTTGGTGGGCGAAGTCGAGCCACATTAAGGAACTCGGTGAGCCGAAACGAGAGCAACGCTATCAAGCAGAGCATTGGATTGGGAAGAAACCCGACACCAAGGTCTTTGACTCCAACCCCGGCTGGCCTTCGCCTGAACGCTTTGTCATAACTTTCTAACATGAAAAAACACATCGACCAACTCAAGGCTTTGGACTACTCGCACATTTACACGACGGCGGTGGACCACATCATTGAAATCTACGAGGAAGCCAAGAAGCACAAGGGAGGCCACGCTTTAGAACTGGGTTCCTACCTCGGACACTCGACGCTCGCTATCGCCTTGGCTGGGCTTGACGTGGTGGTTTACGACACCGATACAACGGTTGAGGATAAGCGCAAAGCCCTCCTGTCCAAGTTCAAGGTCGAATGGAACAACCAACCGAGCCACATGGCTCTGCAAGAGGTCAGGACTTTTGACTTCATCTTTCACGACTCGGACCACGGGGACGGCATGATTCCTGAAATGGTTGCCTTGTTCAACAAAGCCCTCAACCCCGGTGGGACGATGGTCATCCACGATGCCGAACTGCTGACGATGGTCAACCTTACGAGCCAACTGCAACCACACGAAGCCAAGGGGTCAACGGACCAACGAGGCCGTATGCTTTTAACCCTTTACAAAAAATGAAGGCAAAAACTTACATTTTCTGCCACGATACCGATATCGTGAAGCAATGCGAGGCCGAGGACAGGTTCAAGGACTTCTTCCCATACACTTGGGTCATGCTTGGGTTCAAGGACTTTGAAGGCATGGCTGGCCTTGACCATATCGTTGCAAGGGACGAAGCAGACAACATTGAGAGCCACCGAAACCTCGTCGCTTGGACTGGATGGTACGCTTTAGCCAAGAACGGCTACATCAAGCCGGGCGATGTCGTGAATCTGTTCGAGTACGACCTAACCCGGAATGGGGACTTTGACCAAAGAGCCTACTGTGCCTATTTCCGAGTCCCCGTGGACGTTGTGCCTTACTGGTCGTGCGGTGATAACTACGAGCCACACATCAAGCAACTGACTGGAAGGGGTGCAAAGGAGTTCTATCAACCCGTTGTGCCTGTAACTTCCAATTACACGCTGACTTGGGACGATTCCTACCTTGACCTAACCATCGCTTGCATTGAGCAAAAGTTGGTCGCTATTCCCCACGTCGGCCACATTTTAGAACGAGCATACTCGCAGCGATTCGCTGACATCCCTTACAACGTGGCTGCATTCAAGCACGCATTTGCTAACTCTCACGGGTTCTAAGATGTACTTAGTCGGGGTCAACTACGCAACGAGTGAATACCTTCCAGCAGCGAGGGCGCAGGCTAACCAATACCCTTTCCCAATTACAACGACCGAGGATGAGAAACGTGAAGGCAGGGGCAACAACTGGTGGAGGTGGAAACCGCAAATCATCCTTGATGCTCTCTTTGATTTGCAGGAGGACGAAGCCCTACTTTACTTGGATGCCCAAGACCTGCACGGGGATGGCTGCTTTGAGTTTGCCAAGCAATACCTGCAGGATAACCCCATCCTGTTGCATCAAAACTTCCACAACCATATCTCATACACCAAGGGCGACTGCTACGCCTTGATGGACTGCCTTCAGTTCTTTAACGAGAAGCCGATGCAGGTAGAGGCAGGGTTCCTTGGCTTACGCAAGACCGACTTCACGATTGACCTCATGTACGAATGGTCCAAGTGGCTGCACGTTGACAAGGCAGTGAATGACGACCCCAGCGAGTATCCGAATCATCCGTCCTTCATTGACCACAGACACGACCAAAGCATCTTGACCAACCTTGCACTTTTGAATGACCTGCCTATGGTTGTCGTCCCCGAAATCCGTTGCAACTCAAGACCCAAGTTATGGTTATGAAACTCCAAGACCTGACGATTGACCAGTTCCAACGCATCGGAGCCATTGAGTTCAGCAGCGTCCTTGGGGACTACGACAAGCGAGCAGGAGTCGTCGCAATCGTTGAGGGGGTGGATATATCACTCGTCCGAGAGATGTCCGCCAAGAGCGTCCTAAAGCGTTACAAGGCCATCATAAGCGAGTGGAACGCATTGCCTGCGTTGGGTTACAAGCGAAAGTTCAAAGCAGGGGGCAAGTGGTGGATTCCAACGGTGTTCACGGATGAACTTACGGCCGGGCAGTTGATAGAGTTAATGGACGCAAACACCACGGACGAAAAGCAACTCCTGCAGAACCTCCACCGAATCATGGCGACCTTGTGCCGGGAGGGCGGTCTATTCGGATTCTTCCCGAAAAAGTACAACGGGGCTGCCCATGCCGAGCGAGCCGAACTCATGAAGAAGCACGCCAAGGTGGGCGACGTTTGGGGCGTTGTCAGTTTTTTTTTGCTAAGTTCAGAGTCCTACTTGAAAGTTTTGAGCGATTATTCCAAGCACCTGATGACGAAGGCAGGGGAGTTGACGTAAGCCCTCTCGCAGGGTACGGTTGGCTGATGGTCGTTTGGAGGATGGCTAACAAAGACGTGCTGAAATTCGATGCCATATTTGCGATGAAGGCGGTGGAGTTCTTGAACTACGCCCTGCTGATTCACGATATTTTGGAAGCCGAGAGGATGGAGGCTGAAAGAGCGAGAAGAAGGTAGTATATTTGCATTAGTCAGGTGGCGGAATTGGTAGACGCTACATTGTATGTAAGTAGAGGGGACATAAATGCTTCACATACAATATATCCCATACAGGTTCGAATCCTGTCCTGACTACAAGGGTTTCCCATCCTTACCAAATAAAAGGGATGACACCTCGGAAAGACGAGGAACACAGTCAGGTGGCGGAATGGCAGACGCTATACGTAGGGTACAACCGTTAATTAAAAGGGCGTGTACTCGCACAGGTTCGATTCCTGTCCTGACTACACTATCCGGCACGGGGGACATTTACCCACATGGAAACAACCATACTTGCGAATGGCCAACCCGTAGGTAAGTTCGGTAGCGGTTCGATGAAGGGCATCGACCAAACCGCCTTGGAGGGCATTGGTTCAATCGTTGGACCCAAGGGTGGAGGCAAGTCGCCAACCTATGACGTGTTGGTCAAGTGGGTCGCAAGGGTCATTGAACTTGCGAAGAAGAACCTCGAAGCAGCGAACGCAAACGCAGGGGGAACGCTATCGGCATCCATTGACTTTGGAGAGATTGAACTAACCGCAAAGGAAATCGTTGTAACCGTTGTCGCCAACCCTTATTGGAAGTACGTTGACCAAGGGGTTCACGGAAGGTCGTCAAGTTACATATCCGCAAGGGACTCTAAGTTCAGGTACGGCAACAAGATTCCACCACCCCAAGCCATAGCGGACTGGATTGCAAATAAGGAGATTGCAGTAACCCCAACCTATTCACGCAAACTCAAGCGGATGCGAACCAAGCAAGAGCAGGGTTTAGTCCTTGGAAGGACAATGGCCTTTGCTATCCGTGAGCGAGGTGTCGAGGGAACCAAGTTCATGAGCAACGCCCTATCCCCCGAAATGATAGACATTTTGGTCAACACCATCGCTGAAACCCTTGGCAAATCCATAAGCGTAGCAACCAAACTATAAAATGGCAACAACCGTCCTATCTGGGTCGCCCCAAGTGGCAACACCCGTTTACAACAAGATGCTCTTCAAGGTCAGCGGTTCGCTGATTGCTCAACCGAACTACCGCTACGTCTGCGATGTCAAGAACCCAGCAGGGACGACCCTTGCCCGGTTGAAGTGCGACAAACTGCCCAGCACCAACTTCGGGTTCTTTGACGTTGCCAAGGTCGTTGAAACCCTGATTGCACCGACTAAGCCATCGCTGACTCAAACGGGTTTCGTGGACCATGCCGGGTACTATTCGGGGTATCGCCTCGACTTCATGGAGGAATACGGAAACACCCCAGTCGTGCAGACGGGAACGGTTACCACCGTCAGCGGGGTTATGGGGTTTGCGGGGAACTTGGAGCAGTTGGAGTTTCAGGACTGGAGCCTAAGCCCTTACTTCCGAATCGGGTCCTCGTTCAACTCCGTGAAACCCTTGACAACGCCATCGGCCTTCACCGTGTACCGTGGAGGCAAGGCTTGGCTCTCTATCAATGCCACGAAATTCAGTGCCGTGTCCCCGAATGACACCTACCTCGTTTCGGGCCGTGTTGCTTACAAGGGGGTCAATTACGACATAGCAGTCAGCCCAAGTTTATCAGGGACAACGGACTTTAACATTCAGCGATTCGGGTGCGGACCTGCACAACTATCGGGAACCATCGCAGCACTAAGCGGAGCAGTGGAGGGGGATTCCTACACGGTGCAGTTCTTAGGGAATCAGGGCTTGGGGTCGGTCATCACGACCTTCGCCTTCGGCCCCTGCGAGCGATTCAACTCCATCCCGGTCCACTTCCAAAACAAATACGGGGGCATTGACTCCTATACCTTCACGCTCAAGAACCGCAAGAGGGCCAACATTACCCGGCAGACCTTCGGCTACAACTCGGACGTTTATGCGACCACCACCTACGACAAAGTGTGGGCAGGGGAGTTCGACTACGTTTACGCCCTCAACTCGGACTGGCTCACGGATGCCGAATCGGCTTGGCTGATTGAGATGGTCCGCTCCGGGCAGGTATGGCTTGAACTGGATGGGCAGTTGGTCGAGGCTATTGTCAACGCCAACACCTACCAATTCACGACCCGAAGGAATGACCGCCTCACGCAGTTGCAGGTCGAGGTGGCAGTTGCTTACAAGAATAACATCCTATGAGCGTTACGCTGATTGCCTACCCGACTGCTGACTACACGACCGACTTGCAGGCTTGGAATGCGTTTAACGACCGAGCCGATGCCGATGGTGCTACAAGCCGTGAGGACGCTTGCTATGGATGCCTGTTCTCAACCTTTGCGACCCTTTACGACCAACCCGAACTGGCTTATGTGCTTGACACGATGGGTGGCACGGATATCGCTATGACGTTCAGCATTGACGACATAAACGACATCACCAAGCGTAGGGGGTCGTTCTCCAAGACGATTGAGTTGCCTAATACGACAACCAACGCAAGCCTGTTCAAGTTTGCCTACAACGTGCAGTCCTTCGTCGGTGGATTTCAACCCAACAAGAAGATTCGTGCTGCGATGTGGGAGGATGGGGTCCAAGTGTTCAGCGGTGCGATGCAGTTGCTGTCCATGAGCAAGACCAAGGGCGAAGTAACCTACGAGGTCGGTATGTTCAGCGAGGACGTGAGCCTATTCCAAGACATCCAAAACAACCTGCTTGTGAACACGGCTGGCGTTACCGGGATGAATCACACGCTGACCTCGGCCCATGTTTCAGCCACTTGGACGGCATTAGGTGCGAGCGGTTACGTTTACGGCTTGGTGGATTCCTACGGAGCCACGGATGTAATTACACAAGGATGGTTTGCGGTTCCTTATTGGAAGATGGGGCCAAGCATTTACGTCAAGAAGATGGTGGACTTGATTTTTGCACAGGCAGGCTATCGGTACTCTTCCAACTTCTTCAACTCGACCCTATTCAAGAAACTGGTCATTCCTTACTCTGCCGGGACGATACCCGTTACCCTGTCCGGGTCGAACATCTTTGCGCAGTCAACTGGGAGTGTGAGTGGTGCGAACAACGTGGATTTCACCGTATTATTTTCAAAAGACACTCCTGCACCTTACTTTGACAATGGAGGCTATTGGGTCGCATCGTCCAGCACCTTTGTTGCTCCGAATGTTCCAACCCGTTGGAATGTAAGCGTTGAGTTTACGGTTCAAACTGTATCGCCAACAGTTCCAAGCGTCCGAGCAAATATGAGCGTCAGGAACCTGACCGACTCAACCGACAATGCGGTCATTAGCAATATAACCGTACGAAATAATGAAAAGATGAAAGTGGTATTTGAGGATGTCAACATTCCTGCAAATACTACTTCAAACATAGGGTTTGTGTTTACCGCACCTGCACTTGGTGGTGCTGGCACAATCCTATCGGGAGCAACTGTCCTTTGGGAGTGCTTGGAGAACCCTGTCAGCATCACAACCATTGATATGCGGACCGCCCTGCCTGCTGACGTGAAGCAGAGCGACCTGCTCGTTGACCTTCAAAAGATGTTCAACCTTTACTTCATGCCCGACGCACAGGACCCTAAACTCCTGTACATTGAGCCGTTCAAGGACTTTTACTCAAGCGATGTGGTTGACTGGACGCAGAAGGTTGACGAAAACCAAGAGCAAGTGCTGACCAATGGCGACCCGAACCAATACAAGGAGCTCATTTTCAAGTACAAGGACATGGGCGATTACCTGTCCAAGACCTACAAGTCAAGCAATCCGCTCGCCAAGGAAGGGTACGGAGGTCGTCAGTTCTTGACGCAGAACTTCTACGGCAAGTCCGAGTTTGTCTGCGAAACAATGGCCGGGACGCTGATACCGGGTTCGTTCACGACCGACAAGGTCATCGGTAGGGCTTGGGACTTGGAAGGCAGCACGGCAAGCGGTACGGTCAAGCAGTTGAACACGGGATACCGATTAGCGCAGTACAACTCAATCGCTCAAGGAACAACGTCTTGGTTCTATCAAACAGGCGTGAGTGGTTCGTTTGCAACTGGTGAATACGTCGCCAACGTTCCATTCGTGAGCCACATCGACAACCCCTATGCACCGACCGAGGACCTTGCCTTTGGTATTCCGAGGCAGGTCTTCTACAATGCGGTCAACGCAAGCGGTACGCCAATCACCTACACAAACAACAACCTCTACAACAAATATTGGCTCAATTACATCACCGAAACGACCTCCAAGGAAGCCTTGCAGTTGGAGTTGACGGCAGTCTTGAACTGCGTGGACA